CTTGTGATAATGACCGGCTTCTTATCTGGCGCCATCTTGTTGTCACAATAATATTCAAAGTCATTTGGCAATAAGAACGAGAACAAGATTCTTCCTATGAAGAAATGATCAGTCAACAACTTGTCTTCTATATCTTGTTTGATAACCTTGATATATTCTTTGGTGATATTGAACAAATGCTTAAGTTTCTCACGGTCTTCTCTTCCTTCTTTGGTAGTTTTATCAATAGAGTTGTGTTGAAGCATAATGTCTTTGAGCTTTTGCTTGTTTGATTCGAGGCGTTCTTGAAGATATTCGTCAGGTGTGTAGAGACCCTTCCACTTGAGTACATTGATAATATGATCTCTCTTGTTCATTATGTAATCCATTTCAAAGTACTCTGTAGTGAGACAATCATAGAACTGTTCCTTGTCTATTTTGACGTCTCCATATGTGAGCTTATACCCACCTGTCATACCATCTTGCTTAATTGAAACAAGAGGTTTGCTATCTTGTCCAGATGTAAAGTTTTCACTGACACTGAGAATAGTCATACATTCGACTCGAGTTTCTTCACTTTGAGCAAAGAAACAGTTCATCTCATCACCATCAAAGTCAGCGTTAAATGCTTGAGTACTGGCAAGACTGAAACGAAAGGTGAGTCCAGGACGGATCTTGACCTTCTTGGCTCGCATACTCCCTTTCCAGAGCGTGGGCTGACGGTTAAAAATTGTCCAATCTCCGTCTTGGAGTTGACGGTCAATCACATCACCAATTTGAAGAGCAAAGTCCTTACGCTTGGGAGGAGTGGTGTTTTCGATTAACACTCCATTTCTATATACCAGATCTGTGGGGAGAAGGACTAATTTCTTATTATTAGAAGATTGATAACTCATAGGCGTGATACGTTGTCCGTTTCTCCAAACCACATCTGTATCACCAAGTTCAAATCCACGTGTAAAACACGCTATGTCTGCATCATACATCATCTCTCCACGCCTGATTTTACGAACCTTGCCATCGTCAAGAAGCTTCTGACACTGCTTGAAGTTATAGTCGTTAACTCGAACTGGGTACGTGATGACCTTGGCAATGTGTTCTGGAATGACAACCTCATCCAACATACCCATCGCCTCAGGCGTGATCACAGTTCTAGCGCAAAAGTCAACACGCTTACCTTGAATATTGCCTCTAATTCTCCCAGACTTACCCCAATGACGCTTTTTAATACATTTAATACTTCTCTTCTGAGTACTGCTTTTAGCCTTGCCCTTAGTATTGTCCATAAGAGTCTTGATATGAAACACAAGAGTGTCAACCATATCTTGTGGAACGTGTTCAGTCTGTTGTTCATTTTGAAACTTCTCAATTGCCTCGTTAGCTTTGAGAATCTCCTGATACTTACAAGTTAAATCATCGTGTTGGACCTGCTCATCTCCTCTTACAATCATTCTAGCACAAGGTGGAAGCACTGGAAGATTAGATATTAGAAAGCGAGTCGGATGAACAAACTCGCTATTGAGACCAATAAAGTCAATATCTTGCTCAGGGATGTTAGAGAAAATGTTTTCAATCTGATCATAACTCAAAAAGTACTTTTTCTCTTTGAACGTGCTATAATATTTATCTTCTTCACAAGAGTATTTTGGAAGAACTTGTAAACAGTGAGGACACACTTTTGCATTCTTTACTTCTTTGATAATTTTGTTATAACGACTATCTCCGTTATACTTGTCGATACCGAGAAGTTTTATCTTCTGGTTACTGATGACAAGCCTATTACAATCATCATTTGAACAAAATAAATGCAAAAAGTCCAGGATCACTTTAGACCGTAAGGGATGCGGAATCTTAATAGCAAGAGAGATATATCCAAAGTGACCTGGACATACTTTCCATTCAGCACGACACGTTTCGCAAGTTTCGTGATTGTTAAGAGGCCCAAGACGCAAATCATACAAACTGTTAGGCCCTCCCAGACACGACTTAGTGATCCTGATAACCGCGTGGTCTTTCACCTCATCTTCAGACATAAAAGAGAATTGAACACTCGTTATCGAACTAGGAGCCTCTGTATATGTGTTTTTGATGACTGGTTTTGGACGAATACTTATCGGCTCCTTCTTTATTGGTATTGGTTCTTGAAACGCGTTGTCATCATCTATGTAGTCTTTCACTAAAGACAAAATATCGTCGTCTACAAGCTTCTTCTTTTTACGAATCGGTATAAATCTGTTACTTTCAACTTTTGCAACAGGTAGGACCTCTTCAACAACTTCTTTCTTTTTAACATTAACAAAGAAGGAAGACATCTTTATATTCAAATCAACGCATATATAGGCAAAATCATTTTTTAAACCTTTGTTTAACTTCAAACTTTGGTGTGAAGTTTATACTTTATATTGTGTTTACTTTCTCAAAAAACGTCCCTTAGGCTTTTCCCTAACTTCCTCTTCTTCATCCTCCTCTTCTTCGAGAAAATTGATGCTAGATTTAGCTACTGGTTTTGAACTAGATGCACTTTGTGGACGACTAATATTCAAAATATTTAAAGATTCTAGCTTCGACTCCAAGAACGCGACTCGCGCCTCTAACACTTCAAACTTGGAAAGCAATAACGACTTATCATCGTGCGAGGTATCCACCGATTTCGCTTCTTTTCTCTTATAAGGCTCCTTAGCAGGTATTGGAAGCGGGTCTTTTGAATTGGCATCATTAACAAGCTTATTTACTTCATCTTTTCTCTTCTTTGTAAAGATGTACCCAATACGTTTTGTACCTTCCACCAAGCCTCTCAAACTTGGGTTGTACTTTCCACCGATTGTTTCAAAGACGGAACGATAGGCTTCAACATTCTTGCCAAAGACGGCGATAGAGTGGTCACTATAATCTTCAATGTAGAGTTTATCAGAGTTAGACATTTTAAAGTTTGTATACTGTGTATATAAACATATATCATACTTTTAAACGAAAAATCATTTAATCTTCTTCATCTTCATCCTCTTCTTCTTGAGGTAAGTGTTCTTCATCTTTGTTTTGAACAGTTTCATCTTCGTTTGAAATGCCGATTGGACGGTCAAATCGTTTATACAGAATATTGACATACTTGTTCCACTCGTTAGAAAGGTTTTTCTTCTTTACAACGTAGGTTTCGTCCGGAAGGTCATCTCTCAAGTTCAATACTCCGTCTTCATTCACTTCGTAAATACGACCGTTATACACCAGACTGTTCTCAGTATCAACAATAATATCTCGGATGGATATAATATTTCCGTTCTCCATTATAACATCTGAGCTCTTATGTGTATGATAGTCGTAAAAGGCACTGTTGATCGTGTTATACAATAATCGAGCTAACATCCAACTCAGATTCAGCTCTTTTTGTTTATTGACGACGAAATTGGTAATTGGAAGGTCTTTCATTCGCTTGTTTTTCACCTTTTTCCAATCATCCAGCTGACACACCGTTTGAAACTCAGAGGATTCTCCTTGTTTTAACTCTTGTTGTTGTTTGAGGTCTTTTTTGCTATATAGACATAACGCTTTACCAATCAATATTTTAAGTTGATTGGCGATCTCTACTGGTTCCTGATAAGAGTAATTGTAACTAAACCCATCCTTCTTTGAAAAGAACTTGACTGAGGTAGCATCGACCGATATGCGTTTGGGTGCGTTGCCTTTAGATAGATTGTCGAAAAGCGTCTTCCAATGATCGTCATCTACGTGTTCAACCGCTTTTTGAAGGAGAGGAAATATTACCTCTTTCTTTTTTTTAGTACGAGAAGACATAAACTCTTTTAAAGAGTTAGATCTTCCTTAAAATACTTTAAGATGGGGTCTGTCAAAATCGAAGATGCAGACGATGAAGTCAAAAACACTCGTATCAATCCAGTGACTATCAGTATCACACCAGACCTTATATCAGAAGCTAGAAAGAAAGTCGTGTTAGTAATGATGGTCAAGAATGAAGAAAAGCGTCTAGAAGTCAGTTTCAACTCTGTCAAAGAGTATGCCGACACCTTTGTCATTCTTGACACGGGAAGTACTGATCGAACTACAATGATTATCAAGAATTATTGTAAAAAACACAACATCAACCTCTTCTTAAAAGAAGAACCTTTTGTCGATTTTGCGGCATCTAGAAACGTTCTTCTTAAGTATGCAGACGAGGTTCTACGCAACCCTGACGGCTCTCCTGACGTTCGCTATCTTCTACAATTGGATTGTAATGACGAACTGCGCAATGCAGATGAACTTGTCAAGTTGGCCCTCTATTTCAAAGGTCCTCAAACTGCTTTTTATATTAAGCAAATGTGGAAGACTCCAAACAACAGTGTCACAACTTATTACAACTTGAGACTTCATAAAAGTCATAGTGGCTGGTTTTATAATTGTCCTGTACACGAATATATGCATAAAGACACCTTAGATCAAGGTGACTATGTTAGTCATTGTAGAGATCTAGTCTTGTTTCAAGATAGAACAAAAGATGATGACAAAACTATGAAACGTTTTGTACGTGATAAACCTCTCCTCTATAAGGAATACTTGAAAGATCCTCATAACTCACGTGTGCTCTTCTATCTCGCCCAGACTTGTGCGTGTCTGCGTCAGGTTACAGAAGCGTATAATTTCTATTATCTTCGTACATTAGAAGGTGGATTTGCAGAAGAAGTATATCATTCATATCAACGTCTCGGAGATATTTCTATTACTCTCGGTCACCCTTGGGAAGAGACGATGAGTTGGTATTTGAAAGCTTATGCTCATTCCAAGCGTGCCGAACCGTTAGTCAAGATTGCGGAATATTATACTATGTATAATACTCTAGGAGAGAAATCTCCAGATTGGAATATGTGTTACTTGTACATCTCACAAGCCTGTAAACTATTTTTTCCTCACAATACTCTTTTATTTGTTGATCGTTATGTCTATCTCTATAAAAGGTGGCACATTCTTGGAACGGCGGCATTCTACGTCAATCGTTTTAAAGAAGGTAAAGACGCTTGCATTCGTGCCATCCAAGCAGAACACCAACCTATTGATTACTCTAATCTAGTAAATTATTTGAAAAACGACAGAGAAATTGTTGCAAATAAAGATAAAAACATCAGTAACTTTAACTGGGACAGTTCTCTCATCATTTCAACTGATTGGGGTGACATTGTACCCACACACGAAGTACAACTTATGAAAGAAGTCTACACCACTTCTAAAGAAGAAGTACTTAAGAAAGCATATGAAATGCTCATTCAAAAGAAGATCAAAGACGAAAGGCCACAACTCAATCTCTTATCTAGTAACAATAACAATCAAATTGGGGAAATCCGTACTACAATTTAAATCTATTAATTACACTTTGGTATAATTATTTTTACAAACTTATTTTAACTCTGTGAGTTCATCTGACAAACTTACCAACCAGTCGTCAATGTTCATATCAAACCCCTCGTTGCGAAGGAT